AGGGTTTATTAAAAATAATGGGAGATAGAGACATGGGCATTGAAAACGACATAAAAGAGACCGCATTAAATAATAGTGCTGAGGATGGCGAACGCACAAGCAGGAACGCTGAGGGCGAGAGCCTGAGCGAAGCGATACAGTCAGCGGTAAAAAGAACTATAGATAAAAGAACAAAGGACGGAAGGGTCATAGGAGTAAATAAAGGAGAGGCGAGAATGACTGCAAAGATGAGATGCTTTGCAAGTGGAGTAGCTCAAGGACTCTCACCAAGAGAGGCCTATACAAAGGCTTACGACACAAGGAGAATGGGAGATGCAACAATCATTAGTGAAGCGAATCGATTAATGAGAGACCATCGCATAAATACTCTACTAGAGCACGTCTGGGAGAGCGTGGAACAAAACATTATTGATGACGCAATTGCCACTCGAAGAAAGATTATGGGAGAGCTTTTAAAGCATGCAGACGATGACAAAGCTCGACTGGGAGACAGACTCAAGTCACTCGAATTAATGGGTAGAGCGATAGGTATGTTCACCGATAAGAGTGAAGTAAAGACTGAGGCGGTTGACACCGAGCAACTCAAACGTGAACTCGATGAGCACTTGCATAAGTTTGGCAAGCCTGTGCATTGATTATAAATTTATAAACTAGTGTCACGCCGTATGTGATGCCTGCCCCGCCCGACCCCCCACCACCCCCCACCCCGCCGGATGGGCCGTCCAGCCCTCCCCAGCCATACGCTCTATTTTCCACATCCCACCACATACCCCTATGCAAACACGAACGTTCACACCCTACCCCCTTATCAATAAAAGTGCTTGACAGTTTAAACGGTGAATATAGAATACCCCCCTAGAACGTTTCTATTTTGTTCACCCGGGGGGTATATATGAGTCCAAGACAAAAGCAGGTATTTGATTTTATACAGGCGTACATAAAGCTTAAGGGTTACGCTCCGTCGTACATGAACATTGCTCAGGGTTTAGAGTTAAAGAGTAAATCCAATATACATAGGCTTGTGCATAAGCTTAAGGAAGAGGGATTGCTTCACGTGAAACCTCATGAGTTTCGTTCGCTTAAGGTGATAGATAAGACCGTTGGTCAAATGGTTAAGTTGTAATGCCAATCCTGACTAAGACTGAAATACGCAACTATCGCAAGATGTTAGAGACCTTGCCGGAGGGTCATGTCAACATTAAGAAGATTCATCAAGTATTAAGGGCTGACCAACATGAACGATGTAAAGAGAATTTCTTACCATTTGTACATTCAATGTGGTCCGCTTTTATCGGTGGTGAGCACCACTCAATCATGGCGAATGCATTTGAGAGAGTTGCTGAGGGTAGTCTTAAGCGTCTTATTATCAACATGCCGCCAAGACACACCAAGTCTGAGTTTGCATCTTTCTTGTTTCCGGCGTGGTATCTGGGTAAATTCCCTGACCGCAAAATTATACAAACCGCACACACTGCTGAGTTGGCGGTTGGTTTCGGTCGTAAGGTTCGCAATCTTGTTAATACGCCTGACTATCAGCAGATATTTCCTACCAAGCTATCCTCTGATTCAAAGGCGGCAGGACGATGGAACACACACAAAGGAGGCGATTATTTTGCGATTGGTGTGGGCGGTGCAGTAACTGGTAAAGGCGCTGACGTTCTCATTATTGATGACCCGCATTCCGAACAAGAGGCTATGCTTAACAACCCCTCTGTCTATGACAGAGTTTATGAATGGTACAACTCAGGTCCTCGTCAGCGTCTGCAACCAGGGGGAGCCATTATCATTGTCATGTGTATGGTTGGCGATACAAACGTATTAATGGCTGACGGAACAAACACTTTATTAAAAAATATAAAAAAAGACGATGTAGTTGCCACCTTTGATAATGGAAAACTATCTACTAGCAAAGTAAACAACTGGAAGTCAAATGGTTTTGATTCCATATATACAGTACAAACACAATCTGGTAAAATACTTCAGGCAAATGAGAGACATCCGTTTCTTGTAATGAATGAAGGAGTATTAGAGTGGACCAGATTAAAACATTTACAAGCGGGAGATTTACTTGTATCACTGAAGGATGTAACAGACCTTCAAGGGCAAAAACAAAAGCTGGAAAATGTGGACCATGCCAAGCAAGCGACAGCTACCACCGAAAAAATCCAGACGCACCACGAAAACCATTGGGGCATCATGGAAAGTGGAAAGGTATTACTTGCGAAATGGAAGGATGTAATAGAAAAATTGCAAGCCGTGGTTTATGCGCTACACATTACGGCAAACAATATACTCCCAAAAAATCATCAGAAGAAGCCCGTAAACACCGCATCAAACACCGTTATGGTATTACCGTTGAACAGTATGAAGCAATGGTTAAGGGGTGTCATAACCAATGTGATATATGCGGTAACCCACCAACAACAAAAAATACTCGTGCCCATTGGAATGGTAAATTGTGCATCGACCACTGCCATGAGACAGGAAAAGTCAGAGGATTACTCTGCAATGACTGCAACCTTGCAGTTGGATACGGAAAGACAGCAAGCATACTTGAACGAGCTGCATCGTATCTCAGACTTCACAGTAGACCCAATAGTTAGTATTGTTTTTTCAGGGCAAAAAGAGGTATTTGATGTTGAAATAGACCGCACTGAAAATTTTATAGCTAATGGTATTGTTTCCCATAACACCCGGTGGTCAAAAAAAGATTTAACCGGTCAAATCGTCGATGCGTCGTTTAAACGAGATGGAAGTAGCGAATGGGAAATCATAGAATTCCCTGCCCTGTATCCTTCGGGTAAACCCCTATGGCCTGAGTTCTGGTCACAAAACGAACTAGAAGCGATTCGTTCTGAATTGCCTGTCAGCAAATGGGAAGCGCAGTATCAGCAAAACCCAACATCAGAAGAAGGCGCTATCATTAAAAGAGACATGTGGAAGCTCTGGGAAAAAGACAATCCACCGTCTTGCGAATACCTTATACAGTCATGGGATACCGCCTTTGAAAAATCATCAAGGGCAGATTATTCAGCTTGTACAACCTGGGGCGTTTTCTACAGCCCCAATGAGCAAGGCAAAGAAATCGCCAATATCATTTTGCTTGATGCGTTTAAACAACGCATGGAATTCCCGGCGTTAAAAGCCAAAGCCCAACAAATGTACAAAGAATGGAATCCAGATTCTTTAATCATTGAGAAAAAAGCCGCAGGCGCTCCTCTTATTTATGAACTCAGGGCGATGGGAATCCCGCTATCGGAATATACACCGAGTAAAGGAAATGATAAGATAGCCCGTGTAAACGCTATATCAGACCTCTTTGCGTCTGGTCTAGTGTGGTGTCCGGGTACAAGATGGGCTGAAGAACTGGTAGAAGAACTGGCATCTTTTCCAAACGGCGACCATGATGACTTAGTCGATTCGACCAGTCAAGCGTTGCTGAGGTTTCGTCAAGGTGGTTTTATTCGGCTCGACTCTGATATGCCTGATGAAGAAAAATACTCCAGACGTAAAGTCGCTTACTATTAGGAAACAACATGATTGACAAAGGTCTTTATCAAGCGCCCCAAGGCATCCAAGGTTTAAACGACCCCATTGAGATTGAGATAGAAGACCCAGAGGCAGTCCATATCAGCATGGATGGCATGGAGCTTCATATAGAAAAAGAAGAATCTGTTGATTTTGATGCAAATCTTGCCGAGTACATTGATGAATCCACCCTTCAGTCTATTGTGGGCGACCTCATCGGTGACTATGAGGATGACATCGCATCCAGAAGAGATTGGATTAGAGCCTATGTCGATGGACTGGAACTGCTAGGCTTAAAGATAGAAGAAAGAACAGACCCCTGGCCTGGCGCTTGCGGTGTGTACCATCCCCTGCTTTCAGAGGCGTTGGTTAAGTTCCAAGCCGAAACCATCATGGAAATTTTCCCTGCATCTGGTCCTGCAAGAACTGAGATTGTTGGAAAAGAAACCACAGAGAAAAAACAATCCGCAGAGCGTGTCGAAAACGACATGAACTACATGCTCACAGATGTCATGACCGAGTACCGCCCTGAAATGGAAAGAACCATTTGGGGATTGGGACTGTCAGGCAATGCGTTTAAGAAGGTGTACTACGACCCGCATACCGAGAGACCAGCGGCGATATTTGTCCCCGCAGAGGACGTAGTTGTTCCTTACGGCGCAAGCAATTTAGAAACCGCCCCACGTGTAACCCATGTCATGCGTAAGACCGAGAATGAACTCAGGCGCTTACAGGTCATGGGATTTTACAAAGACATAGACCTGGGTGAACCCAATAACACACTTGATGAAGTAGAAAAAAAGATAGCCGAGAAGATGGGCTTTAGAGCCACATCGGATTTTCGTTACAAGCTACTTGAGATGCAAGTGGACTTGGATTTGATTGGATTTGAACATGAGGACAAAGATGGAAAAACCGGTATTGCCTTGCCTTATCTCATCACCCTTGAGCACGGAAGCAACAAAGTCCTTGCCATTAGAAGAAACTGGAAAGAAGGAGATAAAACCCATCAAAAGCGACAGCATTTTGTCCATTATGGCTATGTGCCGGGCTTTGGTTTTTATTATTTTGGTCTTATCCATCTTATTGGTGCTTTTGCTAAATCAGGGACTTCGCTCTTGCGCCAACTCGTTGATGCAGGAACACTTTCCAATCTTCCAGGTGGGTTTAAAACCCGGGGCATGCGTGTCAAAGGAGATGATACCCCAATAGCTCCCGCAGAATTCAGAGATGTGGATGTGGCATCAGGAACAATCAAAGACAACTTGATGCTTCTTCCGTACAAAGAGCCAAGTCAAGTCCTGATGTCCTTGCTCAACCAAATTGTGGAGGACGGTAGACGGTTTGCCAACACCGCTGATTTAACAACGGCGGACATGAGCGCCAATGCGCCCGTTGGAACAACGCTTGCAATCTTAGAAAGAACCATGAAGGTAATGACGGCGATTCAAGCTCGCATTCATTATTCTCTTAAACAAGAACTAAGATTGCTCAAAACAATCATTGCCGACTATACGCCCGAGGAATATGAATACGACCCAGACAGTGGTGGTCGTCAAGCCAAGAGCAGTGATTACAGCAACGTCGATATCATTCCAGTATCAGACCCCAATGCGGCAACGATGTCGCAAAAGGTTGTGCAGTGGCAAGCCATCATGCAGTTGGCACAACAAGCGCCTCAGCTTTATGACTTGGCCTATTTGCATAGACAAATGATTGAAACTCTGGGTATCCAGAATGCGGCAAAGCTAGTTCCGCTTGAAGAAGACGCAACTCCAAAAGACCCCATATCCGAGAACATGGATGTTCTTAATGGTAAACCCTTAAAAGCATTTATCTATCAAGACCAAGATGCTCACATTGCGTCCCATCAATCTTTCTTAGGAGACCCCAATGTTCAACAAACTATTGGTCAAAATCCGCAAGCCAATCAGATTTCTGCGGCGATGCAGGCGCATATTGCGGAGCATTTGGGATTCCAGTACAGGTCGCAAATAGAAAAACAAATGGGCGTGGTATTGCCTGTGCCGGGCGAAAAGTTACCAGAAGAGGTAGAAGTTCAATTGTCCAGACTGGTTGCTCAGGCATCGGTCCAACTCAAACAAATGAACGACCAAAAAGCGGCGCAACAAAAAGTCCAACAGCAAGCCCAAGACCCACTTGTGCAATTGCAACAAGCAGAACTTCAACTCAAGCAACAGGCGCAACAAGCCAAAACACAAAAAGACCAGGCAGATATCCAGGCAAGAATGGCCCAGGTCCAAGTGGAAAGAGAGCGAATCCAAGCCCAACAGGATACAGAAAAACTGCGTATTGCGGCAGATTTACAAAAGAGCCAAGCCAATG